GACGGCTGTTTAGGCTGTCCCTTTCTTCTTGGTGACATTTGTCCTATATTACTTTATCCTTATTTACATGAACTGTGACACGCTTACGCCTTGTCTTAGTACCCATATCGTAATACATCTGCAAGGATTGCCACCAGAACCGTATTGATTTCCTAAGCAATCTGGGTTAGGCGTCGTGAAGAAACCTTCCTCAGAACTTCTGCCGTGCATGTCAGAACATACGTAACATGTGTTCATGTCAAGTACTGCGCTGTAATATGAGACAGAGATTAGATTCACGTACTCATTCGCGTATCCTTCTCTTCCAAAACCAAATGCCCAGTTAATGGATTGAGCCTCTTTATCTACATGAGTGTCGCTGATCGACCATGCTCGTCTTGAGACATCGTCCCATCTTGCTTCACCTTTAGATGCAATCTCTGTAGTTACGCTATCTATAATGCTTCTGTGGACTATCTCTGACAGTGAAGACGCAGCTGACGATGCAGCTATCGCAAGGAGGATCATTCGATCTTCATCCTCTTGCTCTTCTTCATCCGGATATTCTGCTAAGGAAGTGTCAGTCTGTTTGATAAATTCTCTCCGGACAGACGCTCTTCCTTCTACATAAACATCATTCATTATCTCAAGAAATTCTCCTGACATCTCTTCGATGAAAGGCATCTTCAGCAACGATAATTGTTTAGCTTCAGAACCTGTAACCGTTCCGCCAACAAAATCACCTAGTGCATCAAGCTGTTGCTTGAGATACTTTCTCCAAATAACTTTCCATTCAGAAGTAGCTGTGTCTAGGACTGACTCTATTCTCGCAAAGTCCACATTTTCTTCCCAAGGTAGGCGTTGAATTGCATTCTCTCCGAGTAGCGGCTGTTCAAGTTTGGTGTCTTCAGGCTTTGCAGGAGTTTCAGGAGTTGCAGGCTTTTCAGCTGGCAAGCCCTTGTTATCAGGAACACCGTTGTTGTCTTGATTAACCTCAGTCTCTAGCGGTTCAGTAGGAACAAGATTCTCAGTAGGTACGCCAACCAGTCTCCTAGTATGCTTCTCTAGCGACTCATCATGGATTAGTGCGCCTGACTGTACGAGTTGTGCAATCGTAGCAAGAACTGCTGAGGAGTTGTCTTTCTTAATCTTCTCACACTTCCATACAGGATAACCTTCAACCTCGCCAAAGTTAACATCGACTAGATACTTAAGGCCTTCGTTCTCTCCGAAGTTTCCGAATGAGATTACCTGGCTGATGTATCTTACAAAGGCACCTAGAGACATAAGGAACAGTGAAGACATGTCCTCTGCTACGGCCCTTGCGCCTGTCTTTGTATCTCCTAAGTTGATGAATTGAGCTAGTACTGATCGTGCAATCTGAACATTGTGATGTTCGATAGCTTCGATGAGTCCTGTAGCGCCAGCCTCTCCACCTTCCGGAACGAGAATCTTGATAGCTTTATCAATGTCCGTTCCTCTAGGAAGCAACAAGTATCCCAGTTCATTCGAACGCATATTCTTCATTGACTCAGCAAGCGCTTTCATCTGCTCGTCTGTAGCCATTGAGTCTAGCGTTCCGACTGGTACACCTATTCCGTATCGCTCGTGTCTGATGATAAGGACATTGTAGAGAGTATTCTTATGGTCCCAATGCTTATAAGCACCACGTAGAATTGATTGTCCTTCGAAGTTATATCCATTCTGCCAGTTAGTGAATCTAAGAATCTTGGTTCCAGGTATCTTGTACTCTTTGTACTTGTCAGCTTTGTAATCCCATGCATATTGGACGACTTCTTTAAGATAGCCGTCATCTGGAATCCAATCCTGTACAGTCCATGGTAAGCGAGGGGCTAACCTAGACCAGATGACTTTCCCATCAACAACTTCGTAAATAGGTTCGAATAACATGAAGCCATACAATAAACAGTTCAAGGCTTGACGTAAAATGTCAGGCCACATCGGACGAATCATTGTTTCTAAAAACTCTGCAATCTCTTTATCTTTTTTATCATCACTGAAGGGCACCATGTCCCAGTCAGCTTGTTGGATGGCTAGGCTAATCGCATTCCACACAGCAAAGACCTGACCATCACCGTTGACCATTTTATCGATCATGTCAATGGTAAATTTTGTATTGTAGTCTTCTCCTAGCGGTTGTGTAGGGATAAATGGACGCTGTACTTCTCCGCCTGAAATATCAGAACCAGCAACACCCATAATAGACATCTTTGGTTTTTGTATCGTTAGTTTTTTGACAGCCATTAGTATACCCTTTTTATGCTATGAGACATTGCCTTCTTTCCAGAGACAACTTCGTCGTTGGATGCGCCTCTTTTCTGTAGCCAATGAGCCATGATTAGCGCGTCTCCAAAATCTGGCGACCTGTCCGGATCGATGATCTTAGTTTTGCCCTTCATGTCTGGTTCGACGCGATATCCAATCAGGTCATTCTTCAACTGGTCGCGATGTGGCCCTTTGGCTATTGCGATAGTTCCTTCTCTAAATCTTTCTCTTAACTCCCACCCGATCTGTGCTTTGAGGTTAGTAAATCTTTCTTTTACATTCTCATCTGGTTTGCGTTGTGATATCCATCCACGAACAGGTACGTGTAGCTCATACTTAAGTTTATCATATGGACCGCCGCCTAGTCCGTTTTCATCTATTACGGCAAAGCCACCCCAATCTGAGTAGGCTTCCTTAAACATCAAAGCCGCTTTCATAACGTTTGGCGTTCTTCCTGCTCTGATATTGCTAACAACGTCACCGTCTAACAGCATCATTACTGTTAGATCGTCACCCGCTCTTGCAATATCCATGGCGCATACGCGCCTATCTTCATCTCTCATACATTTGGCTAGTCTGTCTTCAGTGCATGCTGCTTCGACCCATTCATATGGGATAAGTGCATCGTCAGAAGCTGTAGGCCACCGGCCTTCAATTCTAGCTTGATACATTGGGGATTCTACTCCCCACTCAATTTGCCGATTTTTCACCACTTTGTAGGACATGATGCCAGGAAGAATATCTTCCTTAAGCAAGTAGTTAGGTGTGTCTAGGCATGAAACCTGGATGACCTTCCTGATCTTCTTAGACTCAAGGTCAAGATTCTTAGCATCCGTGCAGGCTTCATACATCCATCCGGACAGTCTCATTGGGTTTGTGAATGCAACAATGTGCGAGTTGCTTGAAGTAGCACAGCCTTGGATTGCTTCTCTTACTACATCCGGTACTCCAGTAGCTTCTTCGATAATCGCAAGGAAGTTAGGTGCGTGGTATCCCTGAATCTTCTCTGGATTCTCTTTATCAACGGCAAAAATCCCGGCATACCAACCTGGGCCTAAGATAAGGTCATGCGCTTGTAACTTTCCTTCGCCTAAAGGTATCTTTTGTCCTAACTTATACCACGCCGCCTGTAATTCACCCCAAATTTGCTTGCGGATCTGCTCGAACTTCGGCCCGACTACAACCACTTTAGTGCTTCCTTCGGCATATCCATACAGAGGTGAGTGTGCAAGCAAGAAAGCAAGTATTAATCTTCCGCCAATGAACGTCTTTCCGACTGCGTTTCCTGTGTAAACTAGAGTTTCGTCATACTCGAAAGCTGACTGAAGAATTTCAACTTGTTTGTCCCATACTTGTTCTTCTAGGATGTCCGTTACTAATCTTTCGGGATAGTTAGGTAGGTCTAGCTGGTGGAGTAACTTAGCTGCTTGTTCGATTTGGTTCATTATGTCCTGCCCAGCCTTGTTCTCGTATCGGTAGATTGTATTTATGAAGCCAGTTAAGTATGGTGTTCTGAGAACATCCAACGAAGTCAGCTATTTGCTGTGCCGTTTGTTTCTTGTTAATGTAATGAACTACCAAAAAAGTTCTATCTCTCCAAGTAAATCTCTTCTTAATGAACGGTTTCTTTGGTTTCTTCCTCTTCCCCGTCATGTTACTCGAACCACTCAGCAGACAATGAAACTTGCGTGTTAGCTGTCTGACTTGTGACAAGTAACAGATATTGCTCATTTTGTTTAAGAACGAATTCTCCAGAACCAATTGGGCCAGTCGCCATTCCAACACCAGACGATGGACCGATGAAGCCTTCGCTCAAGGCAGTACCGTTGCTACCGATTGTAGGCGTGTGTGTAGCGACAACAGTCGTAACAGCTGCGCTATTCCTATCGGTGTTTAGTTCTGCTAGTGCTGTGCCAACGCCAGTCAATGTAGGATTCTCAAACAACTGGACCTTTACAGCTAGAGTAGCGTTAACCGAAAAGGTAGCGTGACATCGCACAGCTGTGTCCGGAGTAGTAATAACGATAGCTGCAACTTCCGCAGCATCTAGGTCAGCATCAATGAAGTGCGTAAGGAAGTATTTCCCATCACCCTTGAAAGGAATTGTCTTTTGCATAATTTAATATCTCCTGTTTTGATATATTGGAGAAAAAGGGCAGAAAACATCTCCGCCCTTTTTCTCGCGGGGAGGGAAGTTGCCAGAATTTCACTGGCCTTTTAGCCGAGGGCTAAAATCTTTATAGTGCTGTAGGCTTATAATGCGTGACTATAAGCCTGAAAGCTTATTTACACCTTGTGAGTAGTGGTCGGCTGGCAATTACCCAAGCCTCTTCCAGTCTTCGGGCCTTTGCCTGCTGGGCCTTTACCGTCTCTGTTTCTTTTGTTCATGTTGTCTCCCTTTTCTTCTCTGACGGGCTAGTGGGAATTGAACCCACGACAACACAGCCTTTCTCGCGAGTTGCCGTGTAGCCCATGCTATAGCCCTGTGGTGTAGGTGGCGGGATTCGAACCCGCGTGTTGTTGCGTTCTTTGGCAGGATGCCACTAGGAATCTCCAGTCTTTAAGTCGCAGCCGGTTACTAGGACTGGCAAAGTTCGCCGCCTGCTATTCGCGGTTGTTAATCAGCTAGGTTATTGCGAAGCTTGCTAGTTGATATAGCTATAGTCGATACTTTTCTCGAAGGTAACTATCCCCGCAGAGAAAGCAGTTAAATACTCGTCGTAAATAACGTTTGTTTGATTGTTCTCGGTTATTGTTAATGTTGCCTAGCACCTGAACATTTCTCGCACCAATCGATACCATGTCACCCACATGTTTGTTACATCATACCACAAAAATCCCAATCCGTCAAGTCGTTAAAAAATGGCGGGGTAGTTAGCCCCGCCGTAGTATTTCGTTTGCTATGCTACACTACACACCGGCAGATGTGATGGTCCACGTTGCTGTAAGACTATCGCCTTCGGCTACGTTAATAGCTGCGAAGGTCTGATGAGCCAACAAGTCTCCTGCTGACGACGCATTGAGCAGTCCAACTTCTGTGATAGCGAATGAAGCACCAGCCGTGAAATTAAACGTCACAGGGATAGTCGCTACTGCGGCAGCCGT